AATGCTAACTGCTGAGCCATATTCGCTGAAGCTTCTGGGCTAGCTCCCATGACACGATTAAAGAAATCCATTGTCTTGGCAGATTGATCAGCGGATACGCCTGTTTTTTCTAAAAGGGTTATGGTCTCCGCAAGTTGTATGTTTGTTTGCGTTGCTGTTGGATTAAAAGCAGAGAAGTTGTTCGCCAGAGATCCCATTGCTTTACCAGCGTCTTCGAGGGTAACTCCAGAGGCAACGCCGGCTCGAGCAATCTCAGCAAGATCCAGTTGGATCTCTCCTGCGAAGCCGGTTGCTCTTTGGAAATTTGATGCCGCTTGATCGGCTGCAAGAGCAACAGCCATTACAGACTCACCAATTTTAGACAAAATAGCAAGAGCGATATTTAAACCATTAAATGTTCTTACGATTGATGCTGCTAGCAACTCTCCGCCCTTACCTGATGATTCAAGACCATCTGACATTTTCATAAATTTTCCGGCTGCTGTATCGCCCAAACTAGCAGCAATACCTAATTTACCAGCAATACCAGCAACAAAATTGTCTGTCTCTCGAGATGTATCTCTAATATCTTTTTCTAATGCTCGGCGCTTTGCAAGTTTTTTTAATATGTCATCTTGTGTTAGACTACCATCTTTAATAGCTTTTACTTGGTCTTCAGTAAGCTGTAATTGCTCCTTTAATGATTCGATAAGTGTATCATTATTTTTCAATTCCTCTTTGGATGTTTCAACTTGCTTTGCTAATCCTTTTAAAATCTCTTCATTTAATTCGCTTTGCAAGCGAAGCTGTTCTGATGTATCTTTAAGAAGCTGAGCTTCTTGTTGTTGAAGTTTTAGCTGTTCTTTCTTTTTTTCAATAATTGCTTCGAGGGACTCAAGTGCTTCTATGCTTGTTGTGGTTCCTCCGCCTTCATTTTCTGCCATTTACTAGCCCTCGTCAGAAAACGGCCACCTAATGCCGGTCTTCGCCTCAAATTGCTGAACTGCCTGATCAAGCACGATTCTTTGCTTGTTTGTCATTGGGTGGTCTTTACCAAATTGAGAATAAGCCTCGAGGTAATTCTTTTCAGAGAATAAAGCATCAGCATAAGCCTTAACATCTTCTGCTTCTCCACGAATAACGAATTGTAGCTTATTATCTACCTCTTCTTCCTTCAGAGACATTGTTAAATTAAAGTCGTTTCCGAACATTTGCTTGAGAAGCGTCTTGGACCAAGATCCAATCATTCTAAGCCAACTTTCATTCAGTTGATTCTTTTTAGTTAAGTCAATAACAATCATGTCAAGTTCCTCATACAATAATTAGATCATAAACAAAAATGCTCCTTGGGAGCATTATCGTCTACCTTTTTTTCATAGCCTTTTCATGTCTTTCTTTTTCTTTTTCGTATTCTTCGAGGGTGCGATTAAGCCACCAATCACGAAGACCAACGGGAAGATTATAAAGTTCGATTAAAGACCAAGAGCCATAATGTTTAAGAATGAAAAACTGTTCATAAACATTTTGCATATACTCATCGCTCAGGCCAAAAAAAGTCCGCCCCGAAAGGCACCTCCAATTCCTGCTGAAATTCACAAGAAGGACAAGTAAAATCTTCAACAATCCTTATGTCTGGAGAAGCTGCTTTATATGCACCACGCAAAAAGATTGAATCTTGTGCTGGTAGTTTCTCAACAACACCATCAATGATATATCGCTCTTTATATTCGTTAACCGATACGATCATTCTTTTAAGTTGCGATGATACATTCTTTTCAGTCTTTTTCTTTTTTGCGTTCTCGACCATATCAACTTCGTCTTGGCCTTTGAGAATTCTAAACTCCACTAGGAAACCTGTAATTGGCAATTTAACTTTAAACCAGCCCTCGGTGCTAATTTCAATGTCATACTTGTCATAGTTATCAGATTCGCTAATCTTGGAGTTGTTAAGATCAAAGTCATAAGGCGACACGGTTGCACAATTAGGACAAGTTACCTTGGTGCTATAAATATTGCCATATGCTGATCGTCTTGCTGAAATCAAGATTGAGTTGCGATCTCCGATAAACAAAGACTTGGCGTCAATATTTCTATCGCAGATCAGCGATTGAAGCAATCTTTCAACAGCTAGGCCTTTTTTAAGCAAAGAGCGAGAAGAAAGAATGTCTTCTTCTTTAGCTGTCATATATTTGATCTCAATTGTCTCTTTACCGAAAAGCGGATGTCCTTGTGGATATCCTCTTCCTTGTGAAGGCAATTCGACATGCTCTGTTGGCGATACAAAGTCTAGTGGGTTCGGCAGCGTTGCTGCGGGAGCTTCGGAACCAGCATCGCCTCGTGGTCCGAATCTTTCTTCATTATTTCTACTCAAATTTCACCTCGCTGTTTATTTTGAGAAATTTATAAATTACCAAATGTTTGATATACATTGCCAACCAGTGGAGCGTCAACAAGTTTTTCATACTCTGCCCAATCATATTTAATATCTATTGTATATTCAACTAAATCGTCTGACCCATAATCTAAATCACCCCATGAAATATTTGTTATAATAGGGTTTATTAATTTCCATTGTTCCACTGTTTGTGCATTTGGTAAGGAATTATCAGGACCAAACTTTGGTGGCTCTCCGGGTCCAGTTAGTTTCCGAACTCGGTCTTCAGTTCTACCGAAGCTTATTTGCTGAATTGTTATTGTTCTTGAGTCGCCACGTGGTGATTCAGGGGAATAGTTTGTGGCGTCATAAAGGCCATTTCCAAAAGAATTTGCAATTGTTGATGCTTTTTCCGGAGTTGTAATTGGAGTTCTAACTTTACTTTCACCACTGCCGTCTGCTGATTTTTTGCCCAACTTGTGCTCATCTACAGTTGGGTGAATATAACCAGAATTTGTTAACATCTCATAAAGCATTGAAGCTGTATCAAACGGCTTATTATTACCAGCGTCAATACCAGCAAATCCACCGGCCGCTCGATCGGGTCTTAAAGTACCATTCATGTCAACAAAAGTTATTTTAATTGGCTGCCACTTCACCAAGCCCGGATAATTAAAGAAATGGTTCATTAATCGATACTCTTTTGTCGATACCTCGACAGCAGGCTTTGTTATAGTTTTTACATTAGGAAGAAAGAATCCCGTCCCAAGTGTAACAATGAAACGGGATTTAATCTTAGGATGAATATTTTGGTCAGTCCAAAAAGACATTTTTAGTTATCATAAAAGGTTTTGTTATCTGGTACGGTACCAAGCTGTCCGTTAAATCCTGTGTTCGCTCCGTCAGCACCAGTGCCGATTTCACACACAGCCCAGTCATAACGAATTTCGAGTTCAATCTCATTAAGATCATCATTTTCATAAGCAAGTTCTCCGAACTTAACAGACTTAATGAATGGATTCTTAACAGTCCAACTTTCAATTACTTGATTATTAGAGTCGATTTGCTCGATAACCATATAACCAACAGCAGCAGTTGCTTTACCTTTAGACATTGAAGCTAAATCAGCAGAGTTTCCGGGAATCTGATATCCAGAGGCTACAACCAAAGCGTTGGTTTGGGCGACCGCACCGGGTGATACTGGGTCAACAAGAGTCATTGAAATAGTATCCCACTCAACACGACCCGGAAAGTAGAAGTTGTGGTTGAGATAAGAGTGCTTAGACTCAGTGATAGTGTATGAAGGTTTTGTAACCTTTTTGGCAAACCAAACGATCTCTGCGCCGTTGATTCCTTGAAATCTAATTGCAAACCTAAAACCTCTTTTTGGATCTTTAGATTGTGCATCATATTGAGCGGACCAAAATGTCATTGAATTAATCTCCTATTTATATTAATTATATCTTTATACGAATTCTGCACCAGTGTTGGTAACAACGAGATCAACAACAATGTATTCGATTGCTCTAGTAGGCTTGATATAAACCTTTGCGTAAAGAATGTTGCGATCAATTAAGTCAGCAGTGGTTGTGGTCTCATCAAGAACAATCTTGTACTCGGTTACACCGAAGTTAGCTTTTACTTGAGAAAGAACAGTATCTGCTTGCGTCTTGAACGAAAGCCATGTTGAATTGACATTTGGCTCGAAGAGTAATGAGCGTGAAATTCTAGAAAGCTCACCTTTGAGGTAAATCAACAGTCTTCTTACATTGATTCTATCAAGAGCAGATGGAATTGCTTGAAGGGTCTTCTGGCCGAACACAACAATACCTTCGCCGGGGAATGAGGCAATTGGGTTAACATTGATTTGATAGAGCTTGTCTCTTTCCTTAGCGGTAAGGACACCGTCAACATTTACAACAGATGGTCCACCAACTCCACCGAGTGTGCTTAGTCCGCCTCTGGTAAATCCAGCAGGAGCAAACCAAAGATCTGATTGTCGAGTTGAGTTAGCAAAAGCACCGATAGCAGCAACTGACGGAGGAGCCCAAAGTTTACCGGAGTCAACACCAGTGTTAGCATTGATTTGTACCCATGGGTAGAACAAGCAAGCATAACTTGAATTAAACTTTCTTGATTTAACATTGCTAATAACGCTAGATACAGATCCGATTGCTCTAGAAGACTGCTCTGTATTTGGAAGGTAACCACCCTGAATATCAATCACAGCCAACATATCTTTTCTTGCCTCAGCAGTTGAGATAATCTTGTCAGTTACTCGATCAGCCCAAACACCCGGAATAGAAATGGTATTAGCAATTACTTGCTCATTGTCTCTAACAGAATCAATTGCTTTAAATGCTGAATAAAGAGGAGCATTGGTAGTTTGAGTTGTATTAGTAGCACTATTAAGAACACCAGTGTTTCTAAATGGCTCTTTCTCGGTGATATCAAGTCCATCAAAACCACCCCAGATAGGCATCATGAATTGTTGGATATCGAGATCTAAAAGATTAGCAGCACCAGATGTAGCGGTTCTAGAAGTACCTGCGGCACGAGAACCAGAAGTATAAGTTACTACTCTTGTTGCGCTGTTGACAACCAAGTCATCCATCGAGAACACGAAAGAGTATTGATAATCATCATTAGATGCTGGTGTGTAGTTAGGAACAGTTCTAGCCAGTCTTCTAACATAATCAACATAGCCAGAATCTACTTTGAGAGAAGTTGCACTTTCTCTTGGTCTGATACCGTAGTATACTTCAAATTGGTCAACAGGATTACCTTCAGAACCACCACCTCTAAGAGCGATCTTAGGAAAGTTGAAAGAAGCAGTATAGCCAGCAGGCAACTCGGCAAATTGATTTTCTTTGTCACCAGCCATAGATGGTGCAGAACCATAACCTCTAGCAAAGGCACCTGCGAAAGCAGCGCCACCGCCATCAGCACCAAAGCTCAAAGCCGCAGCAGAACCAGATACAAGAGCGAAACCTTTTGGTCTAATTGGACCCAAGAATCCAAATGGAGCACTTCCTTGAGCAGCGCCATTTTCAACCTCAGCGCTAACTTCAACACGGAAATAGTTAGATATATTTGGCTCATCGCCTTCTACCAAGTATCTTCTTTGACTTTCGCTCCAAGTGTATTTGGTATTACCAATTCTTTTTACGATATAATCAGATGATTGAGGATTAAGGTTAACGCCCCTATGTTCTTCTAAGATGTTGCCGGCAAGGTCAACAATCTCGATATTGAAAGACGCATAAGCATCTACTGATGTATCAACTGGTAATGTAATACCGCTAATACCAACCATTA